ATTCACATCAAGACTATCATCCAATATAATTTGGGTATATTCTTCGAAACGATGAAATCCGATATTGGTACAAATTTTATTCGCTAATTCTAAAGTAATAAATTGATTTATAATTTTAAATTTTTCCAAATAATTTAATAATATTCGTATAGAACCATTACATACAGATACAATAAATTCTTCAGCTTTTTTTTGGATTTCGATTTTTTCTTTAATTTTTATTTTTGAAAGAATAGAAAAGAATTGGGAATTATCGAGCGGTTTTAACTTAATAATAATTTTTCGGGATTGAAGACTATCAATAACTTTTTGAATATTACAACAAGAAGAAATAAAATGCACATTATTAATGTATTTATCAATACAATTTCTAAAAACTTGTTGACTTTGTTCATTTATATTATCTATATCATCTAAAATAACAATTTTTTTCTTATTAGGGATAGAACATCTAGTTTGGCAAAAAGTCTTAACTTCAGTTCGATAATATTGAATACCCTGTTCCTTCAAACTATTAATTTCAAGGATATTATCTGAATAGTGTTGATTACCATAATATTCTTTAATTAAAGTATTTATTAATGATGTTTTACCAGAACCAGAATCTCCTATAAATAGTATATTTAAATTATTCATAGAAATAAGAGTATTTAAAATTTGTATAATTTCAGGTTGTATTTCAAAATCTTCGAAGGATGTAGGTTTATATTTGTAAATAAAGGGAATAGACATAATATAATATATTCGTTAATAAGTATTTAAGTAAATGTATTGATATAATAATAAATGTCAGATTATTATAAAATATTGGAAGTAGAGAATAATGCTTCCCAGGAAGACATAAAGAAAAGTTATAGAAAATTATCATTAAAATATCATCCAGATAAGAATAACAATAGTCCAGAGTCACAAGCGCAGTTTCAAAAGATAGGAGAAGCTTATGAAACTTTAGGTGATAATGAAAAGAGGAGGGAATATGACATGAGGAATCAAAATCCATTTTCAGGACAACATTTTCAAGGTCAAGGGTTCCCTGGAGGTATGAATCAAATGGATGATATAATGAAAATGTTTTTTGGAGGACAAATGCCAGGTGTAGTGCCAGGAATGGCATTTGGAGCAGGAGGGATGCCGGGGAATATAAGAATTTTTAGAAATGGAGAACAAGTCAATATCAATGCTTTAAATAAGCCCCCTCCAATTATAAAAAATATAGTGATTAGTTTAGAACAATCGTATAGAGGAGATCAAATTCCAGTTCCTATAGAAAGATGGTTATTTGAAGATGGAATAAGAAAATGTGAAAATGAGACGATTTATGTTCCATTAAAAAAGGGAATAGATAATAATGAAATAATAATATTGAGAGAAAGGGGAAATATGTTAGATAGTAATTTAAGAGGTGATATAAAAATAATTGTAGGAATACAAAATACAAGTGCATTTCAGCGGAATGGTTTAAATTTAATATTAGAAAAAGAGATTACATTAAAAGAGGCGTTATGTGGATTTGAATTTATAATTCAGCATGTAAGTGGGAAGAATCTAAGATTTAATAGTGATAAAGGGAAGGTAGTAAAAGATGGTATAGTAAAAGTAATACCTAATTTTGGTATGGAGAGAGAAAACCAAACAGGAAATTTATGTATAAAATTTAATGTGAAATATCCAGAATTAATAACTGATGAACAAATAGAAAAATTGAGAGAAATTCTATAAAATATTATTATAAAATATAGAATGAATTTTTATAATAATACCAAAGGGGTTATACTAGTAAATTTAATGGTGATGTCCATTTTCAGAAGTAGCCAATATAAAAGTTCCAATAATAACGAGAGATAAGGCAAATAATTGTAAAGGTTCAAGTTTTTGAGAAAATAGAAAATAGGCCCCAATAGCAATAACTATAGCTATAGATGTATGATGAATAGCATGAATAATAGAAATATGTTTACCAGTCCTCATGACCATATATAGAAAAATATAAGTAATTAAAATAGCTAAAAGTCCTAAAATAAAATAAATGTTAAAATGAGACTTATGATCAGCGCCTTTTTTAAGAAGAAATTGAGCAGTAATTTCAGTAAAAGCCATAATAACAAAAAATAAAATTAATTGTTGATTAGAAATCATATATATTTAAGTTTTAAAATAATTTAAAGACAAAAAAAGTATTTTAATTGGAAGGCAACCTGGCCGAGTGGTTAAGGCGGAAGACTAGAAATCTTCTGGGAAATTCCCGCGTTGGTTCGAATCCAGCGGTTGTCGTGGACACTCGTGGTGTAGTGGTAACATGAAACCCTTCCAAGGTTTAGCACCGGGTTCGATTCCCGGCGGGTGTATGAACAATTATAAATTATAGTTTATAATTGTTTAATCTTCAGATTGCATTATATCTTCAAGGGGCATATCAAGTTTATGCTCTTCAATATAAACACAAATAAAAACCAAATATTTCAACATAAAATTATATATTTTCCAATACAAATTCATTTATATATAAATATGTATTATCTTTTTAATAATATTTAACATATAAAATATAACTTAAAATGAGTAATCCATTAATATTTTTGGCAAACACATCTAATATATTGTAAAATATATTCTTATTTTTAAAAGAAAACATATAGGCTACGCCATAAAGTGACCATAAAATAAAATTAAACCAAAATAAATAATTATTAATTAAATTATCTCCCACAAAATTAGTATAAATTAAATAATAAGAACCAATAAGTCCAAAGAAACCTAAAATAGTGGCCAAATATTTTTTAATTATATTAATTTCTCCTAGGAATCCTAAAATGAGCATAAAGGCGTTAAGGCTAAATATCAAAGATAATGTATTTAAATTATCAAAAAATATCGATTTTAAGGATAATAGTTCTGATTTATGGTTTTGATAAATAAAAAAACAAATAACTGAAAATAACATAGTAGGAGTAGTCAACATCCAATCAAAATAACGGATAAGGGATACATTCACTTTAATATTGGCAAAGTTAAACACTAACCAAATATAAAATGTAAACTCAATGAATTGGACAATTGTTTCTAATAATAAAATTTCATTTAAAATATGTTGGTTATTTTCTAACTTAATGGATAATCCGTAGAGAGATAATATACCAATAATTAACTGAATAATTAAAGAGGTCAAAGCACTTTTATATATTGATTTATCCATTAATATAAATATATAAAAAAAGTTTATTAATAAGGAAAAGCTAAATTAGAAGGATTAGTAGAGAAATTACATCCACAAAGAGGTGTTGATCTGGGTATGATTCCTCCAGCTTGTCTAATTTTATAATCCTCTTGTAATTGGGTCATAGTCAAGGTAGGACTATAAGCCTTTCTATATTTAGCTCTTCGAACTGAAGCATTTAAACCTCCTACACCTTGACCAGGTTTATATTTATTAAATAAACTAGTATCTACATTTCCAGTAAAAATTAAGCGTCTTTGACCACCAGGTTTATAATTATTATTACTCATATAAATATATATTAGATTATTTAATTTATTAAAATTTATTCCTAATGAATTAAATAAATATTTATGAGATTCTACTTGAATCAATTTCAGCAGATACCAAATAAATTGAATTTTCAGTTACAATAATATATTCCTTTTCAACCTTGTAAATTTTAGCAATAGGACTTGTGTATTCATCCTCACTTTTTACAAGTAGTTTTTCTTGATTTCCTTTTACACCAATAATTACCTTTTTATCCAATGAATCAGTCCAATAATCAGATTTAATTTCTTTATCTTCTACAATGGCAAGTTTAAAAGCGTGTGTTAAGCAAGTAGCTGATGGCATTCTATATTGTTGCTCCGAGGATTCAGTTAAAGCACTCATTTATATTAAAGAATTATATATTATTCTTTAAATACTTATATTTATTAAAAATATATTATAAGTAAAATAAATTCATTTTTAATATAGATATTTAATACAATGAAAAATAATATTTTAAATAATATTGAAAATTATAATTCAAAAATAGAGCAAAATGAATGTGTTTTATTTTTGAAATATATTGGACTAATTCATGAACTAATTGAGCATGCAACAGATAATATTTTTATACAAAAAGAATTATATTTAAAATATATTTTAATAACAGCTATAAAGAACACATGTTATATATATAATTTTTTATTATTATATACAAAAAATATTGATTTAACTATATATCATACCCAAAAATCAATATTATATTACATTGAATTTATAGGCCAAATAGGAGACGATAATCATAGTTTTTTAAAATTAAATTCTAAAGATGCAACTTTATTTATTTATAAAAAAACTATATTTGATGTTAACCATGATTACAGAAAAGAATATGAAGAATCAGATGAAACAAAAAATAGATTAAAAAAACTAAGTTTGTTTATTAATGTATATAACTGTATAATTAATCATTTTATCGAATTCACAGATTTTAATGAAAATTTCTTGACCAAAATGCAAAAGACAGTATTTACAAAAATTTATAAAATAGTGGAATCACTTATACAATTTAAAATATCAGATAATTGTTTTGAAGAAAAATTGTTAAAATTATTAAATATAACTGAATTATTAAATAAACATTATCAAAAGAACTTTATTAAAAATAATTATTTACATATCATTGATTTTATTACAAAAAAAATTAACAAAAAAAATATTTCTATTGAGAATATTAAAGCTCAAATTGAAAAAGAAAATACTACTGAAAAATTAGGCTCTTTTTCTACCTGTAAAATTGTTAACTATTTAATTAATTAATCAAAACATAATATTTTTTTTCTAATTTTCTTTTTCCTATTCTTGTTTAAGGTCGATTTATTATCAATCGACGAAGAAATAATAGATTGATATTCAGATTCTAATATATTTTTCAAAAACTTATAAATATATTCTAATGAACTTTCATCACATCTTCCTACTACTAATACACTTCCCGTTCTAAATATCATAAATGATACTTCATAATAATCTTTATGTTTTGGTTGTTGACCATCTTGTTCCCCTAATACTGTTTTATCATAATAAAATTTACATTGAATCCCTGGATAAGAACAAGCATCAAAATTACTATTAATTCTATATTTATATTTTAAAATATCATGAAGCTTATCTCTATCAATAAAATATCCACAATTAAAATTGGAATTTATTAATACTGTTTCGGTTTTTGACGAATTATAATTTAAATCGTTACCTAAAAACGGTTTTAATACATTAATCAAGGAATCCAGTAACATACATAACATTTCTTCGGTTTGTATGCCTGGAATTTCTAATTTTCCTGTATTAAACACCTTAACATGCATTTCTTTAAATTCATCTTTATATTTTATTCTTAAAATCAATACAAAACAATTAAAGAATGCTCTTTTTTTCTTACTCCTATAACTTAATAAATCTTTTTTACAAACTCCAATACTAATCTTTCTTTGATCTTTATATTTAATCCTTCCTTCTGGATTTTCTATGTGTTCTATTATCTGTTGTTCATAACAAGATATATCTTTTAATTGATCTTCTATATATTGCACTTCTTCTGCAGAAGTTGAGGAATATTTAATTTGTTTTTTTATAACACCATTTTTAGGAATACTATAATTTAAAATAGGAATTTTCCAAAATATATCTTTGATATTTATATTATTTTTGTTTAAATACGATATTTTGGTTTTGGTAGAAATGTAAATATCGGAACATTTAGGAATATTATTTCCATCTATTCTCCCCGATATATTCGGCACTTTTTCTACCACATTTTCAATTTCTAATTCATAATCATTTTGTAAAAAGGATTCCCAATCATCATCAATATTGTCCATACTAATAGTATCTATATTGTTTTGTTTAAATATATTTTATTTAATTTAAATAGAATCAATTATTTTCTTTATTTATAATAAATAAATGAATTCCTACATTCATGAAAGACAAACAATTCCAGTTCCTATTAAAAAAACAGAATCCCTTGAAAATTGTAAGGAGTTAAGTTTAAATCACAATTTTATTGATCCCTCCAAAATGTCACCACCAAATAGCTTTATGGAAAAATTAATGAAACGAATGGATAATTATTATAGTCCATCACATAAAGACACCATGGGTAAAAGTTTTTCTTTCAAAAATTAAAAAATTGAATCTATTTAAATAATATAAAATAAATTCAATTATCATACAATATGGGTAACTATTGTAGTTTATGTTGTTATGTGTGTTTTAAGAACACATTTTATTCTATTGAGTTAGCTGAGGGTATCTTATATAAAATGGAAACACATATAAGAAAAACAATACCAATTGACTCCGGAATACAAACATGGTTTATTTCTATGAAACGAGAGATTTTTGAAAAAATAAAAAAATCTCTTATTACTAGATTGTCAATATCATTAGAAAACTTGAAATATCCTGTTTTAACTTCTAATGGTCATATGAAACAACACCTTATTGAAAATTTAGCATATGTTTTTAGTAGTTGCTTATTTAATACGGAATTTCATAAAAATTTATTATCAAAAGAATATGAGTGTTTAGATATTCCTACGAATACACTCTTTTATAGTTCATTTAATATTACTGTGGATCCAGTAAAAGTACAAGAATTAGTCAAATATTTTACTACTATGATGAATGAGGAAGGAGAAATTTATCAAGTGAAAATAAATACTACTGATAAAACATATCATAAAATATTTGACGAAAGATTAGAGGAGAAAATAATAAATACGCTGCATTCCATTCCTAATAATAAATGGGAAGAAATAATTTGTAAAGTATATACTAATTTTATGAATAAAAATGACAAAGAAGAAAAAATATTAGAAATAAATAGAAAATCGATAAAAAATGATTCAAACGAAGAAATTAGATATACTAGTTTTGTGTAAAAAATTTATTCAATTTAATTAAACAATGAGGTAACATAAATTCTATATTTAAATCGGGAATATGCATCACATTTTCAATAAATAATAAAAATTCAGTAGAAACATATTCCTTCTTTTGTCGTATAATAAAATTAAAAAAATTTTTTATTATATTTTTTTTTTCTATATTATATTCAATTGTTAAGTTATTTATGTATTGTATATTTTTTTTATAATCATTGGTTTTAATTCTGTCTATCAAGTCTATCCATAGTTCATTTTTTATGATTTTTTTATTTGATATTAATCTTTCATTTGATTGCATATAATTAATCATACTTCTTATATCTGAATTAAAAAGTTTTTGAATGGATAACAATGCTTCTTCAGTATAATTAAGATTTTCTGATTGATTAATATTTCTTAAAAAATTAATTATTTCATCCTGAGGAAGCTGATTAAACCTTAAACGCACAAATTCATTCTGTAACGCTTCGTCAATTCTACTTATATAATTACATATTAAACAAAATCTTACCTTTGATTTATAAGATTGAAGTAAATATTTTAATGCTATTTGTGCATTTTTAGTCATATAATCTACTTCATCTAAAATCACAAATTTCATTCCATCATTAAATAAACTTTTGGAGTTTACAAAACTATTTATTTGGTTTCTTATTATATCTATTCCTCTTTCATCCGAAGCATTCAAATGAATCATTAAATTTTTACAATTTGGAGAATCTTGGTAAGCATTAATCAAATTAATTATGCTGGTAGTCTTACCAGTTCCAGGTGGACCATAAAATAATAAATTAGGAAAACTTTTATTGGTTATAATATTTT